CTTTGTCACCCTTATCACCTTTGATGCCGATGAGCATTGTGCCAGCGTCCACAATCTCACCTGACTCAATGAGTTCCTTAGTGATATGATACTCAACACATGACAGGACATCAGTTGGTGCAGAGGAATGGCGTGTTTTGAGCGTGATTCTACCCGATACCACAAGCCATTCTTGACCAGTATCTATGCGGCGAGCGAAGATGTCGAATCGCGGGTCATAGCAACTCGTGTTGTATTGAGCGGGAATGACTACAATGTAGTCATTGCCCTGCATGCCTACAACGAATTGTGCCTTGGTGGTTCCACCGTATACAAGGAACTCGCCATTAAGAGTGATGCGTATACGCCCGTTTTGACCCTCATAAAGTTCTATGTTCATGAGTATTTCCCTCCGTTGATAGGTTGCTTATGGTAGCCCTCCAGATGTGTGACGCGAGAATTGAGCTGCTTGATTTCACGCTCATTCAATGACACTTGCTTATCAACGCCATCAACTCGCCTGTCAACGTCATTAAGCACTTTCTTCTTGAGGTCACGCACCTCACCAGCCAGCATGTCGATTGATGTCCGCAACGGCTTGATGACGGTGTAGTTCACCACGCCACAGCAGAATGATACTATGGCTATTATTTCAACAACAATTTCCAATGATTCAGTCATTTTCGGTCACTTCTTCGTTAGGTGGTTCAGTTTCTATCCAGTCAAGAATGAGCTGAGTATCGGTTTCTCTCCATTGCGGTTCCCAGTAACCATCAAGCGGCATTGGCGGCTCCACAAGCTCCTTGAATCCGTTTGCAGCTGCATATTCGTCAACGCTCATGTTGAAACCTTTAGGCACATGGTACAGGCGGCGTACACCATGGGGTGTGAGCTTGGCATAAGACTTAGCATCGAGGTCGGATGTTTGTATGGCTTGTTCTGCACCGGGATAAAGAAAATCACCCGTCCCGGAATTGTAGAACGGCTGTTTGCTCACGGTGTCGAACATGCAGGGTGTGCCTATCGGGTCGAGAGCTGGAACAAAACGACTCACGATAGCGCTACCGCTCGAAATTTCCAACGAATACAATAAACCGTTCACACCTCTCATTGTCACACCATCATAATAAACATAAGCAAAAACGAACAGTTTTTGTTCTTCGGAAGGCTGAAGAGTAGTTGTTAGCTCGCCGCTATTTTTGTATGACCCTGCATCCATTTGCCATTCTCGACTATTTTGGTAATTAAGGGACGCATGAGTCAAAATCCCCGCGTTGTCAAACTTCCCCCTGTTGAACCATTCCCCCCAGCCATAATACTGAGTTCCGTTCGAACAATAGGGGACATAAAATCTTTGACTTGCGTCCATTCTGCGAAGACACGATACAAATGGCGTGTCTGTGTTTGATTTTCGGTCAAGGTAAACACATTTTGCCCCCAAACTATCATCCAGATAATAAGGCGTTTCGATATACTGCGTCCCAGTACTCTCCAAATACTCGACCGGTATGTAATCAATCGGTAAGCCATCTGCCCACTCCATTTCCGTCACAATCTCCTTCGGTAAAACACGCCCTACCAGAGTCTCCACATCGGCAATTTGCGCTTGCGTTGTAGAAATAGCGAGCGATACGGTCAATGTTGCTGCATCGTTGTTGTACTTCACCGACACATTCTCCTCACCCAGCAGACCAATGAGCATCTGCTCTAATACTCGCCATGTATAGGGCAGTTTGATGGTCAGGTATGTGCGTAAACGAACCTTGCGCTCATCTAGGGTGTCACCGCTTTCAGGTGTGATGTTGAGCATAGATTCCCAACGCTTCACACCGTATTCGGTAGTCTCATCGGTGATGATTGCTTCTTTCAACACCTGATATATGCTCGCTTGTAGAGCATTAAACTCAGGATTCTCTGCTTCTGCAATCTGCTGGAACTCATCCGTGTCACCAACGACACTAGGCCAGTAGTTGCGAATGTCAATTTCTCGAAGTTCAGTCGCCATTTATAACCCCCCTTGTAACCAGTGATTTTTCGTCAACGGTCAGGTTGATCGCTTTGCCGTTGATGGTGGTGTTCTGCACATCAAGCACACCGGGAACATTGAGAATCGCACTCTCAATGTGGGCAATTCGTACAACTATCGGCTGACTGTCGTAATTCCATTTGGCATTATGTTCAGCCAGATACGCATCCACAGCCGCTTGCACTTTACTTTTCACAGTATTCCACGATGCCCCGCTGCCATAAGTCAATGATGTTTCAATGTTTATCACAGTTTCGTTTGCAGGAACGACCGTGACAAAATGACCGATTGGAGCAATCCCGACACCCTCACCACTATTGGTCACAGGGTCTACATCGGTTTGCAGTTTGTTGATGAACTCATCGGTCGGCACACCATTGTCGCTGTCCTTTATGACCAGCAGAACCGTCCCACCACCGTTCCATTTAGAACCAGAGTAGATTTTCAAGCCACCTACACCGCTGATAGACAGCAATTTAGTGACATAATCCATGAGGTTGCCGCCATAGGCTTCACTCTTGTACGCGCCAAGAATGCGATTGCGCAGCGTTTCGGTGTCTTCTTCGTCTTCGCCTAGAATGGAGACTTCCATAATTTCAGCAGTTTCCAATCCGGGGGTGTACGAAATCGGGATGAGCTGACCGCTCACACCGTTCGCCTCACTACCGCTTGTTTCGCATTGCAAGTAATACACCCCATCGCTAATTTTTTCGGTGACGGTGTAGTTCAAGTCTTCATGGGAGTATCGACTACCAACCGGGATTTCCAGACTGGCTGGCGTGAACTTACCCTTAACAATGGCACAGCTGGCAGGTTTCGGGTGAATGTTTCGTTGCAACCCGTGTTTGATGAGGTAGGGACGCGAAGCTGTGTCAACAAATGCCTCATCCAGCATTGCATCCCGTGATATGTATGCGTTTTGAAGCTCAATGGCCGCTGGGGCAAGAGCGTCATGGATGATTGCCCCCTCGCGCTTGTCAACCTTTGCCGAAACGTTATTCATCATTCGGCGAAAAATGTTTTCGTATGTTTCAGACTCGTTCATGATTAAATCGCCACCGTTGTTTGTATTTTCGCTTCACCATAAATAGAGTGAGCCGTGAATGTCACAGCAATCTCCCCACGTTTCGATGTGTCAAACTCAAAACTATCAACACGTTCGGTTCTGTCATCCTGCATCAGAGCGTCTTTCACTCTACGCTCAATTTCAGGCATGACATAGGCCGGGTGCTGCCCAATGAGTTCTTTCAACTCTACACCATAATTCCATGAATAAATGATGTGTGTATATCGTTCTGTATTTAAGATTTTGTAGACCGCTTGCTTGTATGCTTCCAAACCGTCAACATAGCCGCTAATACGCTGACCACCAATGTGCAGCTTGTAAGTGCGACCGGGTTGTTCCTCATATTGGAACGCCTCGGTTAAATCATACTCGCATGTTGGCACTAGCTGGTCGCTCATAAGTTCTCACCTGTCGTTTTCGCTTCATCTACACGGTCAAGAACGATGTAGTCTTGTCCTCCGCGTTTTCGTAATAATATCACTCTTTCGCCCAAGGTCAAGCCATTATGAACGATGATGCGCTTTCTGCCCTTAATTTTGTGAGCGTGAGTCACCTCGGCTGTGGGACTACCATTGTTACCGTTGCCATGCTGGTGGGTGTCATCTTCGGTCTGCCATGAAACCGTGATGTCAACAGCGTGGTCTTTCACGGCATTTGTCAGCGTCAAAAATGCAGCGGAAAGCGGCACTTTTGAATCAAGCGTTATCACTAACGGTTTCACACTTGTGACGCGCCCAAACTCAACTTCTGTAAGCATCTTCTGTGCAAGAAGACGCTCGGTTGTCATGTTGAAAATATCAAGAAAATCTGGAAGTGGTACATCATTCATAGAACTCTTCAGCTCCTATCAATGTTAAATCCATGGTGTGTTCATCGTGCTTGAATGTGTGGGTGGCACGCTCAACTAGCATGTGTTGTTTGCCCGGCAAGTCACCCAAATACAAGTCCAAATACACACCGAACCCAGCGCGGCAGCGCACATCACCTTTCTGACCTTGAATGGTCAACGAACGATGTACTTTGTTGTACAGCTTCAACATAGCATCCGCATTCGCTTTCGTATTGCCGCCATTACTCATGCTCGCATAGTATTGAAGAACACCCCATTGAACGATATTCTCCGGGTCTTGTACTTTCACAACATTGCGCTCTGACTTGTCTTCTGAATCAGTCAGCACAATGCGGTTGTAAGTGTTGTTATCTATTGAACTTGAATAATCAAAGTTTTCAGCCGTGGTATTGTCAATCAACAATCCCAGTTTCGTGTCTTTGATGTTTTTCAGCATGATTTTGCCAAAATCATCATAGATGAAGAACAGGTTGCCTGTTGCCATGACGGTATCATCAATGGCATCCAAAATGATGTCAAACAAGGTCATGTTGTCCTTGTTGAACTTCGGAATGACATACCCGGTATTGGCAACAGAGCCCACTTTCAGCAGGAAATCATCGGCTATGCGGGTGAGCACTTGGTCGGCACGAATGCCTGTGAATATGTAGCTGGTCTTGT